TTATTGGTTATTCTAAAATATCCCAAGAACTATTTTACAAATTATTAGAAAAATATAATATTGGTGAGAAAAGTAATATTTATTTTGCGACACATAACGGTGAATATAAAATAGAAAAAGAAGAAGGTGGTATTTGGTTATACGATTTTACTGATACCAAAAATAAAAAAATAATCGAATATCATGGTGATGATTATCATGGTAACCCTAAAAAGTATTTAGCTGAAGACCATCCACACCCTTTTAGAAAAAATATAACAGCACAAGAAATGTGGGATAAGGATAAAAGGAAATTAAGTGTTGCGAATGAAGAAGGTTTTCAAGTTTTGGTTATATGGGATTCAGAATATAGATGGGGAAATAAACAAGAAATAATAGATAAATGTAAAAATTTTTTAAATAAGAAAAAGTAAAAGAGAATTAATTATGTTATATAGCGATATGGTAGAATCGTTAAAAATAACACATCAAAAAATGTCAAACTCACCTATTGGTATATCAGAACAAGATTTAGATGATATAAATTGTAATGATAAAACACAATTTCATATGAACGCATTAATGGAGTTTATTTTAGATATTAATGAAGAACGTTATAAAGAAAGGTTTGCTATACCAGACCATAAATTAATACCATTTGGTTTTTTAAAACCACATGATGACACATTTAATAAATTAGAAAACATTAATGTCAAAAATGTCGATGAATGTACAGATGAAGAGTTAATTGAATTTATAAAAAACGGTTTTGTTAAAAAAAATAATATGAATAGAATAGAAGAAATACAGAAAAGAATCAAAAAATCAGATAATATTTTATTATTTGATAAACACGAAATTGATTCACTTAAAAAAATTACTAAAACGACAAAGATTAGTGATTACGAAGTATTAACTGATGATGGTTTTGTTGATATAGAAGCACTTCATGAAACAATACCTTATTATGTATATCATCTTAAATTAAGTGATGGAAAAGAGCTTAAATGTGCTGATAACCACATTGTGTTTAAACAGGGTTTTGAATACGAAGACCAAATGTGTGAAGTTTTTGTTAAAAACTTAAAAGTTGGTGATAAAATTATGGTAACCGATTATGGTGATGAACAAATAGAAGGTAAACTAACTTTTATTTATAACTCACCAAGAGTTGAAACGGCGTTAGAAATTACTAATTTAGGTTACGAAGAAGTAATGTATGACCTTGAACTAAAAGAGGGGTCTAAAAGACGTTATTACACAAATGGTATATTATCTCATAATACAATGTTGGCTAAACTATTGGCTGAACATGTTTATGGCGATTCTGACGCATTGGTTAGAATGGATATGTCTGAATATATGGAAAAACATTCTGTATCTAGAATGGTTGGTGCGCCTCCAGGTTACGTTGGCTATGAACAAGGCGGTCAACTAACTGAAAAAGTAAGAAGAAAACCGCACTGTGTTATTCTATTTGATGAAATTGAAAAAGCGCATGAAGATGTGTTCAACCTACTGCTTCAACTTTTAGATGAAGGCCACTTGACCGATGGTTTGGGAAGAAAAGTTAATTTCAGAAACGCTCTTATTATAATGACATCAAATATTGGTGTTAAAGAAGTTAATTCTTTTGGAAAGAGCTTAGGTTTTGAAACCGCTGCAACTATTGTTAATGAAGAAAACAAAGCACGTGAAATCATTGAAAAGGCTTTGAAAAAGAAATTCAGACCAGAATTCTTAAATCGTATTGATGAGGCTATAATATTCAGAGGACTAGCAGAAGAAGATATACATAAAATCATATATCTTGAAGTTGAAAGCTTAGAAAAACGTTTGAATGAAATGAACTTCAAATTAAAAATAAGCAAGGAAGCTGTTGAATACTTGGCTAAACAAGGATATGATGAAGCTTATGGCGCTAGACCGTTAGCAAGAGCTATCCAACATTATGTGGAAGATGCTGTCGCTGATGAAATTTTAAATGGAACCATAAAAGAAGGTGAAACAATAAGTATAGATTTTATTAAAGACAAAGAAGAAATAACTGTAAAAGGAGTAAAATCAAAATCTAAATAACCAAACCCCCGAATTTTTCGGGGGTTTTTTATATTTATTGATATGAAACCAATTATAAAAACTTTATTACGAGAAGCCCTCATGACAAAAGAAGAGTCAGATATTAGAACAGTAGCTGATTTCATTAATTTTGCTAAAGAGTTTTTAGGGATAAATGATGGTGTACAAGTTAAACTAGCTTTTGAGAGAACTCCAGATTTAAAAACAACTGCGTATTATAATTCAACTGGTTTTCTTGTAGTTTATGTCAAAGACAGAGCAATAATCGATGTGTGTCGTTCTATAGCACATGAATTGGTACATCATAAACAGAATTTAGATGGAAAACTTAAAGACGCTGTTGCAGATGGTTCAGATGGTAGCTCAATTGAAAACGAAGCAAACGCTGTTGCTGGTGTCATAATTAGAAAATATGGAAGACTCCACCCAGAGATTTATGTGTAATGAACAACAAAAAAACCATATTAGAATCGCTAAAAAGATTATCAGAAGCCAAAAAAAAGAAAATTGATGTCGGTGACGAAATCCATTTACCAGACCTTACAATGAAAAAAAAGGATTTGCTAAAATATCTGAAAGACACTTATAACATAAAACTTAAAGAAGATTAAAATGAACACCATCAAAGGCGGCAAGGCAGATAAAATGACTGCAAAAGACATAGCTAAAAAATTTAATGTGTCACTTGAAAAAATAGAGGCTCAAATTAAAAAAGGTGTTGAGATTGAGAAAGAACATACCAACGACAAAGAAAAAGCTACTGAAATAGCAATGGACCACGTTACTGAATTTCCAGATTACTATGATAGAATAGAAAAAATGGAAAAAGACGCTAAGGAAAAATGGGAAGTTAATGAATCTACCAAATCTATGATTAAGCGTCTTATTCGTGAAAATATAAATAACCCGAAAAAAAAAAGAATGCTCTATGAATCTTCCGTTAACGGTAAGACAATCATAAACGTGGACATTCAACCAGAATATCAAAAATGGATTACATTCAACTTGAATCAATGGGTTGAGTTTATTAACGAATCTAGTGAATCAAACAGAATTGTATTCTTATACAACGGTGAAGATACGTTGGGTATGGTAAGCCTAAGTGATTACCAAATGTGGCTTATGGATTTAGGTATTGATGAGAATGTTATTGATTCGGCTATTTTCTATGACAAAGGATATGCTTTCTTCAGATACTGCATGGATAACTCAATTGATGAAAACGATGTTGCTCAATTGGTTAGATTTATGATTTCTCACAATATAAATGACAGTAGAGAAATAGATGAAGAAATGTGGAACCAATTTATGGAAGCCACTGATAATTCATTAGAGGATATTAGAGGTTTATTAGAGAATGCTGACGATATGATTTCAATCCCAGACCTTATGGATTTCTTGGATAGATTCTCAAATATCGTATTGACTGGCGGTGGTATCAATCAATGTTTGAAAGAAGTTGAAATTGCTTTATTGGCAATGAACAAACCATTCAACATTCTGTCTAAATTTACATATTAATCTCACCCACATATTCGTGGCTAAAACAAACTCGTTTATTATCAGCGTAATGCCCTTTAAACACATTTTTGTGCGTCACATCTAATCTAAGTTTTTTATTTTTGCTTGTTGGTTTCCATAAGTTAGAACGCTCACGATACATACCCATCCTTGGATGCTTTTACTAATTTTTAGATATTTATTGTTAAAAACTATATGCCAAGAACATTAACAACTGAACAATTTATTGAAAAAGCAAAGTTAATCCATAACAATAAGTATGATTATTCTTTGACTAAATTTATCAATAGTAAAACAAAAGTTAAGATAATTTGCCCGATACACGGTGAATTTGAACAATTTCATGGTAAACATCTATCTAAAAAAGGTTGTTTTAAATGTGGTTTTATTAGCAGATGCAAATTAGCAACTAGTAATACTGAAACTTTTATCAAAAAAGCTGTCAAAGTACACGGTGAAAAATATGATTATTCTAATGTAACTTATATTGGTAAAGAAAATAAAGTTGAAATAAAATGTAAATACCATGGTATTTTTAGCCAAACACCACACAATCATTTAGCTGGTAATGGTTGCCCACATTGTAGAGAGTCAAAAGGAGAAAATATAATAAATCATTTTTTAACAAAAAATAATATTAAATTTATCCCACAAAAAAGATTTGCAGATTGTAGAAATATTCTACCGTTGCCATTTGATTTTTATCTTACTGAATATAACATATGTTTAGAGTTTCACGGCATTCAACATTTTAAACCACGAACCAAATTTGGCGGTGAAAAAGAATTTAAAAAAACACAACTTAGAGATTCAATAAAATTAAACTATTGTAAAACTAAAAATATTCTATTAATAGTAATAACTTATAAAGACAATATTGAACTTGAATTAATCAAGTTACTTAATTCCTATGTATTCAAATGAACCACAAATACGTTTATTATCGGTATAATGACCTTTAAAAATATTATTATGTGTAATATCAGTTCTTAGTTTTTTATGTTTACTTGTTGGTTTCCACAAAGGAGAATGCTCTCTATACCAAATCATGCGTGGATGTGCAGTTCTTGAAAAGTATCTATGGCCTTGGTCCACATGTATCTGACCAATAGCGTCTGAAAATCTAACACCAATACCCATTCCTTGATAGTCAGGAAGAATTTTTTACTTTTTCGTGATATTTATTATTAAATAAAATTATGAAAAATATAGAATTTATTATTAAAGCTAATGAAGTACATGGAGATAAATATGATTATTCTATGGTAGAATATAAAAACAATTGTACTAAAGTTAAAATTATATGCCCTATGCATGGTGTGTTTGAACAAACTCCAACACACCATATAAATAGAAAACAAAACTGTCCATCTTGTACTGGACATAAAAAAGATACTAATCTATTTATTAGCAAAGCTAAAAAAATACATGGTGACAAATACGATTACTCTAAAGTTGAATATATTTCTGCTAAAGAAAAAATTGTCATTGTCTGTTCATTACATGGTGAATTTAAACAGACACCAAATAATCATTTGAAGGGTAAACAATGTTTTTATTGTACTGGTACACCTAAAAAATCTAACGATGAGTTTATCGAACAAGCAACTATTAAACATAATAAAAAATATGACTATAGTTTAGTTAATTATATTACACGCGAAGATAAAGTTAAAATTTTATGTCCAATACATGGAATGTTTAAGCAAACACCAGCATCACATTTAAACGGTGGTTCTGGTTGTCCAAGATGTAAAGACTCTAAAGGTGAAAACACTATTCGAGATATACTAATTAGATTAAATATAAAATACATACCTCAAAAAAGATTTAAAAATTGTAGAAATATACTACCATTACCTTTTGATTTTTATTTACCAGATTATAATATTTGTATTGAGTATAACGGAGAACAACATTATTCAAAAAAACACAATTTTGGTAGTAAAAAACATGAGTTAGAACAAATTCAACATAGAGATAAAATTAAATCTGACTATTGTTTAAATAATAATATTCCATTGTTAATTATACCATATTATGAAAATATTGAAAAAACTCTAATTGATTTCCTTGGGACATATATACTCATAGCTACCACATAATCTTTTATTATCGGCATAATGGTTATTAAACACATTTTCATGTTTAACATCTGTTCTAAGTTTTTTATGCTTACTAGTGTGTTTCCATAATGGTGATTTATCTCTATAATTAATTAATCTTGGGTGTGCCGTTCTAGAAAAGAATCTATGGTCTTGATTAATATGTATTTGTGCAATAGCATCTGAAAATCTTGGTCCAATACCCATACCTTGGAAATCTGGTAAAATACAAATTCTGTGACCTCTCCAACCGTTTTTTATGTTTCCATTAGGTAATGTAAGCGTAGCTCCAAAAGCAACTACTTGGTCTTCCCAGACGCCAATATAACATCTGGAAGCTTTATTTATATTCCCATCTAAATAGTGATGGTCTTTAAACATTCGCCAAGTATCATAGTTTGTGCGATATATTTTGATAATGATTGGTTTTCGGACAAAAAAAAACCGTGAAGCAATTCACCTGTGTCCGTGTTAAGAACCCAATCTGGCTCTATCCAATCTAAAATATCATAATGACATGTTGATAAAACAACATTCTCAATGTCATTTGTCTTTATATAACGAGATAACGCTACACTGGCTGCTTTAGCCACATTTCTATCGACAACACTAGTATACTCATCAATAACAGCATTTGATTTAATTTTACGAGCTAAATCAGCTCTGAATTTTTCACCGTTTGATAAAACAGAATATGGCTTATACCATGAAGGTATAGAATTAAACCCTACTGAACTAAGTCTGTTGATTCCATCATCTGGAGAATCAAAATGCGATATTACAGCTTTATTTGCTTCCCAAATAGGTTGTTCCTCAGACCCAAAATGCTTTAATAAAGTAGATTTACCAGAACCACTGGCCCCAACTATGATTCCTAATTTAAAATTTTTTGGTAATTTACTAGGAAATTTCCACGGATAAAATGTAGAAACACCATCAAATCGGCAATCAAATGCTTTTTCACTCGCCAAAATAAATTCATCCTTATCAACACTGGATGTCAAAGGAAATGTATCTCTTTCTAATTTTTCTATTATTTTATCCATCTATCACAAAAATATATTAAATTTGTGATAAGTAAAGACAAAAAAATAGCTAGACATTCTGAAAAGATGCCTAGCCATTATTTTTTTTTGGCGATATAATTATTTATTTTTGCTTTCAGTTAAAGACTTAACAGCAGCTTCTAACTTAGCAATTTTGCTTTCCAATACAGTAGTTTTATCTGACTGTTTTTTAGCTTGTTCGTTAATCCACTCTTGTTTTTTTACTGCTACTGCTTCATTAACGATATTGTCAATCAAATCAACTAATTCGCTTTCTTTGATTCTAACTGTTTTTTTTGCTATTTTTGACATTGGCTTAAGGTTTTATAAAATCTTATTCTTACTAATAAATATGTCAACTTTGGCAAAAAGATACCAATAACTTAAAAATCTTTTAAGCTTATTCAACCTCTACTACAATAAATATTTCAAGCAATTGATTTAGTCCAATTTTTTTTACTTCGGCAAAATATTCTTGAGCTTGAATAAGTGAATTAGCCATTGTGTAAGATATTGTTTCACCAATACTGTTTTTCAGAGCGTACCTGTTCATTTTTAAATTTTTTACAAATATACTACTTTTTTAAATAAGTTGCAAGTTAACATTTATGGTCAGCTGCATTTGAAGCCGCATACGCATCTGGTAATTATAGTAAACCTATATTCCCAGTTATTTCTTTAATAATTTTAACAGATATAATAATGGGTTCCCCATCTGAACCTATTCCTATTTTTCTCCAGTAACTAAAGCGGAATCTACTTGTGAGGATAAATTATTTAATAAAAGTTATTAACAAAGCTTGTCTGCCCCCGTGCTGGCAGCCCACGCTTCTGGCTTAACTTTGAAACTATAACCCATTCCTAATATATAACCAACAGCTTGTTGTAAAGCTTTGTTAGATTCATAACTTGGGTCTGGGTTTATATCAGCGTGAACCTCTAATGGGATTTCGTATAAATCCAATAAAGGAGCTATTTCATAAGCCACTTCAATTGATTTGCTAACTTCAAAAACCATTCTTTCATTTACCAATTCTTTGTTTCTAGCTTTGAAATCGTTGTAATAAGTTGAAGAAATAATCATACCGCCACGACCAACAGTAACCCCACCACCTAAATCTTCAAATGTTCTTATAAGTATTACCGTTGCAAACTTATAAGCTCCTTTACTAGCTTTTTGAGAGTCAGTTCCAATAGATACTTTTAAAGTGTAACCTTTCTCAAGCTCTTTATCAAAAAGTTTGCTTAAGTAATCCACAATAGGTGTTTTTATCACCTTATCATTTCTTTTCCATTTCATTTTTTTCGTTTTTAAAACTCGTTATTAAATAAAAAACCCCAGAAATATTCTGAGGTTTGATTTAGTTTATTAAAGTTTGAGGTAGCAAACTTTTTAATTTACTGTAATTTTCAACCCCTATGTCTTCCTCTCTTACCCCTAGTCTGTGTAACGAACCACCGTTACTCTTGTCTAAATAAGAAATTTCAGACGGTATTTCACTAATTATATTTCCAGTTAGATTTAAAAAAACAAGATTTTTAAGATTCCCAATCTCACTAGGTAATTTTTTTATCTTGTTATCCGTCAATACCAACATCTCAAGATTTGTTAAATTACCTACAGATGGATGCAAATCAACCAAGCCAGCGCCAGTTATAATAAGCTGGTCTAGCGCTTTAAATTTGCTCATGTCAGGTAGTTTTGGCACTTCTCTTTTCATAATTTTTATTGTTGGTACGTTCTCGTCATACATTTCAAATAAACTTTCGGTAAACCCAAACTTTATTAGAAAATCTAAATATTTGTTTGAATCTATGCCTTTTTTGTGGTCTTTTGCCATTCTCATTAGTTCTTCGTAAAAGAAATTGCTCAAACCTTCACTCTCCGCTAAAACATTTTCATAAATTCCAACGTTCTGAGCGTTTCTTCTATCCTTCAATTGACCAGTTTCAAAATGTATTTGAAACAACTCATCTGATTCTTTTGAGAAGAATTTATTGTTTATTATGATATAAATATCTGAGTTTTTGCCATTAGGTTTTTTATAATTCTGAGTATAATTTTTAAACATTCCATTACCTTCTTTTGCAGTACACCAGTTAGCAAATTTATCAAATATCACATTTGCGGCAGTTGTCTTTGGAATAAACAATGTAAACTTCCTGTCTTTTACTGGTATCTCGGCTTGACCAGATTCAACAAATTTATTCATTGTCCTTTCTACAGCACTAGGCTCCCTTTCAATAAATGGGTCTACAGCATCAAACAATTGAGCCAATGACTTATACTGATTGATATTAGTAGGGTCATCTATGTGCTTAAGACTATAGCTAGCAGAACACAACTCTTTAAACTTCCTTTTACGCTTGTTGTCTTCAAACATAACCAAATAAGTGTTAGCTTGAGGCAAATCTTCAGTAACAAATCTAGAAGCTTGTGCTATATCTTTCTCACTACCAGCCTTTATATATCTAGCAAAAGTGTTTAACATCCATTGCAAATACATCTTGTTTTCCGTTGGGTCTGCCATAACCATATCCGCAAAAACATTTGAAGCAACACTAATCTTTTTTAGCTTTCTACCCTTTTCATTAAATTTGGTAGAATCAATAGCGATAAGTTCTCCAGTGTTTGTTAATACTGGAAAACCTTGAAATCCTGAGTCCAAAAGCTCTTTTAATTTTAAATTAGTTGTCTCAGCACCAATGTTTTCAAAAACATCAAACTGTTCAGCCAAAAAAGTTAATCTATCTGTTATTGTTGCTTCTTTCATAACACATTTTAAACAAAGATACTAAAATAATTTGAACAAGACAAGATTATGGTAAAAATCTTTTCATCAAATCTTCATCCAAGTATTCCTCTATTCTACGCTTCAAAAACCAAGTCAAACTATCAAAATTATCAGAATCTCTATCTAAAACATCTAAAAAGACAACATTAGGGTTTTCGCCATCAGTTAATCTATACTTTATTTCTTTTGTGATATCTGTATAACCATAATTTATAAGCTGTTGAAATATAAGACTATATGTTTCCCATCTAGCTTCTTCTTCTTCGTTTAAAGTTTTTACAATATTAACTACATGCTGTTGGTACGCTTTATCTAATGTAGATTTTTTACCTCTTGTGGGCGCTAATAACAAATTAAAATCCCTCATAAGCGTATTTTAAAATAGAATCGTTATTTAACTATAAATATCTTAAGAGTTCCAATCCATCAAGTTTTTTAACGCTATGTTATTTTTTTTGCTTGAGCGTCAACTTAATATTTTATATTAAAAATTTCTTATCTTGTAATAAAGTCTTTCTAACTCTGGAGTAAATGTTTTTACCTCTTCTATACTCTCAATGATTGAATCGTTTGAGCTGTTTTCTTCGGTTAATTTATATTGTAGTTCTTTAACTTTTAACATATCCTTTATTGAGTGCTTAAGCTCTAAAATAATTTGATTATATGTAGCCCAAACTTTTCTTTTTTTTACAGACTCAGCCATAAGATTTTCAGTAAGTTTAATCTCGTATTCGTGTTCTAAATCACTCTTAAACCCACCATACTGTTCATCAAGAACTTGTCTTATTTTAACCTTTAAATCCATAGCATTAATTCATCGCCACATTCTTTGTTAATTTATAATCATCTGAAATATTCCCAAACACCCAATCTCTAATAACTTGTTTTGTAAACTCGTCACCCATATTATACTTATATTTCATATACTCATACAATGACTTGGGAGAAATAACCTCACCGTCAGCTTTAACTTCAATCATTGGTGTTTCGTAGTACTCACCACCTTCACGAACAAATTTTTGAACCGCTCCATAATTCATGTCTAAGTCTTCTTTCATTTTCTTAACCATGCGTGAATGGGTGCTTTCGTTCAAACTTTGTTTTAAACGATTAAACTGACCTTCTGTTATTATAATTTTCTTTTTCATAACTATAAATATCTATTATCAATAAAAAAGGGCTCATACGAGCCCTTGATTACGATAAGATATTATTTATCTTTTCTTCAATCTCGTTCTTTGGTTTAAAACCGCTAAACCTCTCAACAATTTCACCGTTTTTGATAAAGATTACCGTTGGAATACCCCTAATACCATACTTAACAGCAGCCCCAGAATTCTCATCAACATTAACCTTAGCAATGTTGATTTTTTCATTATCTTTGAACTGATTAGATAATTCATCAATTACTGGACCTAACATCTTACATGGGCCGCACCACGGTGCCCAAAAATCTAATACGGTTACTTCTTTTTCGTTTAAAACACTTTCTAATGTGTTATCTGTTACTTCTAATGCCATTTACTTAAGTTTTATTTTTTGTTATAGTTATAAATATACAAAACAATTTTGAAATAATCAATGTCTGATTCAGAAATTATTTGGAAATATTTAGACCGTGAATATCCTAATGAACATTTGGTTATTTATTTATACGTTTGTGGTAACGTAAGAAGCAATAAAAGAGCTCTTACAACTGTTATAGATGCAATAAATATAATATTTCATCCAGCGATGAATGACGCGATAATAAAGGCAACTGTCGAAGGATTCTTGGAGAATAAAAGAAAAAGATATCAAAAAGGTGAAATAAAGGTAAAATCAATCTATTAAATAACCTCTCCACAGTTTGAAAAAAACTCTTGAACCAATCTGACTGGTTCCTCAAACTTCTCATATTTTTCTAGAAAAAAGTACGTTGAGATATATTCACCACATTCTTTGTTACTAAAAGAAAAAACATTTCCTAATACATCAGAAATGATAGAAATGTGTTTAACCTCTTTTTTGGACAATATACCATCCTTTAAAGAAGCCGACATCAATCTACAATAACTTGAATGAGTCATGCAATTTGTTTCTTTGTAAAGTTTCAACGTTACTTCACAAATTATCATATAAACATGATTGTCAAATTTTTTCATCTAATTATTAGAATATTTATAAATATGTGTACTGATATTGATAAAAAACTGGTTAAAAAATTTTTAGAAAAAAATTACCCAGTATCCAGAATAAAACACAATATGAGGTTTAGACGTGCTGTTATTTTAGATGATGGTAGCTTTTTTATACTTGGCGAGAATAACTATCAATCACTAAAATATAAACTACTAGAGTCTTTAAAAATCGTCTTTAATTACGAAGACTCAGTGCTTGTACCAATACTAGATGAATTCTTGCCATCTAAACCTTAATTACCACCACTCAATTTTCTTTAAAGTAAGTTGTGTCCAATAATGACAATTATACCCGTCAATACTACCCTCCATTTCTTGTATCTGAAACGCAACCAAACTGTCTTTTTCACTTATCGTTTGACCACTAAAAGGTCTGGCAGAACCTCCCATCAATGATTGACCATATACTGGGTCTTCAACTATCGTATGATTATATCCGACATAATAAACAGCATACTGTTTGCTTGAATCTCCGTTTAGAATAAAATCACCGTATCCTGGAAAATTTATTGGTTTGTAAAAAGAATAAGTTGTGCGATTTCTGATAATAACTTCTATGTCAAACATATGACCACCCCACCTTAAACTAGAAGTATCTTTCCCGTCACCAAAATGCCTATAAACTTTCCTCTCACCAGTTTCATTGTTGTCAACATACATAACCCCATCAACAACTAAAAATTTTCCCCACATACTCAAACCAGTAATGCTGTCAAATTGTGGTTCTTTAAATGGATACCCCTCACTAGGTAAAAGTTCTTTTTCACAAGAAACCAAACCTAATGCTAAAACTAAACTAATTAAACTGAATTTTTTCTCCATACCTGTTTTTTTGCAAAGGTATGAATTTTTTTTTAAACTACCAAATTTTTTTCGTTATAATGTGTAAACAACTACTTTAACTGTTTTGACGACCAAATTACCTTGACTGTCATTAAAAGCGAAAAACTAAAAACCGTTGTTTCCCAAAATAACTTTCAAATATTTATAGATAAAAATAAGCTTAAAGTAAATCATTAAAAATGGGGTCGAATAAAATGTTAACTATTGAATTGATTCCTAAGACGTGTTGGTTCTCTTCAGTTAGAACAACAGTAACAAAAAAAGATTGGGATAAAATTCGTTTTATATCATATGAACAAGCAAACAATAAATGCGAAATTTGTGGCGGAACTGGAAAAAAACAAGGCTATAACCATAATGTAGAATGTCACGAAATATGGGAATACGATGACGAAAATAAAATACAAAAACTGGTCGGCCTCATTTCACTATGCCCAACATGCCACCAAGTTAAACACATAGGAAGAGCAATAGCCATAGGCAAACATAAACAAGCCTACGCACAACTTATGAGAGTCAATAAATGGACTCAACAACAAGTTGAACTTCATATTCTAGAATCATTTGAAATTCACAAAGAAAGGTCCAAACATCAATGGGATTTAGACATATCAATATTAGCTGAAGAACCTTATAATATAAAGTTAAAAAATACAACAACTAGAATTTTTGAAGTCAAAAAATTCAAGAAAAAAAGAAAACGCTCAAAACCAAAGGCCAAGAAAAAAATTAATAAAAGACCACCAAAAAATAAACGGTAATATTACTCTTTCTTGTACCAACTACCAACTGAAACGTTTATGATTCTAAACATTTCTTCGTCAGTCAAATTAATAACCCCATCTTCACTCTCTTTGTACTTTTCTTTGTAATCGCCTTGTAATACAATCTGGTACTTCTGATTGGTGTCAACCGTAAAACTAATCGCCAACGTAAATGGATTGAATAATTTAGCCGAAGGATTGGTTACTATTTTGGACTTGTTTTTGGTGATAATGTCCTCACCCTTAGTCAAAAAAGATTTCCCAATGTTTGTCAGAATTTTTCCAAACATAACCATTATGCTATTACCACCAACTCTAAGTGTTGAATTTTCTATCATACTTTATTTATTTGTTTTCGTTCGTTAATTAAATCAATCAAAATATTCTCAAATTTAACTTTGCTCCCCAAATCTATATCCTTAACTAATACATAACTCCTTATATCATGCAAAGATATTAAAAACCTATCGTCACCCTTGTAACTAGATAAATCAATACCACCCTTATACCTACTTTTCTCAACCTCCTTAACTGGCTCATATTTTACCTCACCACCCTTTAATTGATTGTATAAATCCATTATACTAATCTCCAAACCACCAGTCTTCATCCCCTTTAACTTCATGAATATGGTCTGCCTATCAGTCAAGGTAATCTGAATCTCACGGTCATCAACCTTTACCGTGGTTTCCCTAGTTATGTCTTTGTCTAAAATAGTTGCCATTTATTTTTACTTTATTGCAAAGGTACAAAATAAAAATGACATCTCCAAATTTAGTGATAATTAATTATTGACCACTCACCATTATAGTTTTCAACTAAAGCTGTTTTTGATTCAACCCAATCGCCAGAATTCATGTATATAATCCCATCAATAATACTAATCTCTGATTTGTGAATGTGACCGCATATTACACCATCATATCCATTTTGTTTTGCGTATGAAACCATATGATTTTCAAAATCACCAACATATTTTGTAGCTTGTTTAACGCTGTCTTTTATTAATTTAGATAAAGAAAAGTATTCCAATCCAACTAGTTTACGATATTTGTTATACCATTTGTTTAACCACAAACATAAATCGTAACCAATACTACCTAATTTTGCTAACCATTTCATATCGTTTATAAAAACATCAAATATGTCACCATGTATAATTAAATACCTTTTCCCATCAATACCAATGTGTTCTAAGTCTTTTTTTATAGAAACATTGCCAATATTAAAAGGAATAAATTCATTTAAAAAATCATCATGATTACCCATTATCCAAATAACTTCCGTGTCTTGAGAAATTTTTAGTATTTTTCTAGCACATTTCATGTGTTTTTCATCCCAAGATGAACCCCTATTTAAGGCCCACCCATCAACTATATCACCGTTCAAAATTAGTTTTTCACACTCATTATTTTTTAAAAAATCAATAACTTCATTAGCTCTAGAATATTGAGAGCCCAAATGTATGTCTGATAAGATAATTGTTTTGTATTTCATGACCAATAACCAATGTCTTTTTTAAAGTAATCTTTATTATTTTTATTAATCAAATTTTTTATAAAATATAAGATAAAATTATTAATTCCAACTTTTTTAAAACGCCTATCATCAAAATAAACTTTCTTTTTTAAAATACCAAATTTATTAGGTTTTATATTTTTACTCAAAAAATAATCTTCACAGTGCATCAAATCCTCGTCAAAACCACCAATAGATTGGAAAATATTTTTTCTAATCATTAAAAAACCACCAACAACAAAAGGTTTATCTAATTTAGATAATAAAACAATAATATTTGTAACGTAATATAACAACTTTACTATTAAACTACTCTCGCTATCCAATAGAACCCCAACTAAATCATTACCAGAATTAATTGATTCGACCGCCTCATATATAATATTTTTGTCGTAAAAATAGCAATCAGAATCCAAAAAAAGAAAAATATTACCAGAGGCCTCAATAGCACCATTGTTTCTTCCAACACTGGGCAAACCCCCTTTGATAACCCTTATAGGTAAAACACCTTTATATTTATCAATAATTGTTAGTGTGTTATCACTAGAATTTGCATCCGCAATAATAATTTCATATGAAATTGGTAACCTTTGATGCATTATAGAACTTAACAAATTTCCAATATACTTCTCTTCATTTTTACAAGGTATGATAATAGACAACTCCATGTATATAAATAGACGTTACCTAAATGAATTGTGTTAAGAAATTAATATCTTTAAAAGCTAGAACAATTTCATTTTTAAAAATATTTATACAGAAAACTTATATTATAATGAAATTTTTTAAAGTAGATAAATCATTATTAATTGAAAACCAGCAAATTAGTCTTCCAATCCAACAATTGGATGAAATAGATGCTTTGGCTTCTACCATAGATGATAACATCTCAAAAGAAATAAAAATACCAAAAGACGTTATAAATAGTTTTAAAATTAAAGATTCTCTTAATAAAGATATTTGGCAAGATAATAAACTTAACCCAAAAGTTAGAACAAAACTAGTCAATATCGCCAAAGATTTTATGAGAGATATAGAACTTCCAAAAGGTATAAAAATTAAAGATATTATCTTCACTGGTAGCTTAGCAAACTATAATTGGTCAAAATTTTCAGATATTGACCTTCATATAGTTCTAGATTTTAAACAATTTGACGCTGACCAAAAATTGGTTGACGATTTCTTCTATGCGCAGAAATCAATATGGAACCAAGAACACGATATAACTGTCTTCGATTACCCAGTTGAACTCTACGTTCAAGACTTAAATCATGAACTGGTTGCCAATGCTGTTTATTCACTTCTACGTGATAAATGGATTAAAACCCCAAAACGTGAAGAATTTGACGTGGATAAAAAAGCAGTCAAAGATGGTGCTGAAAAATATATTCACTACCTTAAAGATATTCGTCAAGATTACCAAGATAAAAAATATCAAAATGTTGTTGATAAAGTTACCAAACTTAAAAACAAAATAAAAAATATGAGAAAAGCTGGCTTGGAAAACGGTGGTGAATATAGTTACGAAAACCTAGTGTTTAAAGTACTTAGAAGAACCCCATTCATGGATATCCTAGATAGCTATAAAGCCAAATCATATGATAAACTTATGTCAGTGGTTGAAAACATAACCGAAAACCTATCTAACAAAGAAGAACAAATAATAGCAAAATATAGAATAGGAAAAAACTCCAGAGTACAATTTAAAAATGACCCTAAAATATATTATGTTAAAAATATTTCACCAGATAGAAAAAATTTGTTCGTAACACTTAATATGCTACAAACATATAGCAAAAGAATAAGCAACCTAGTTAAAGTGGATAATAAAGACGTAGTAATATGAAAGACTTCATTAGAAAAAAAATACAAGAAGCTATAAAATATTTGCCATATAGCGACAAAGAAGAACTTAAAGCAGCTGGAGCCTACTCAAGTCTTAGTCAACCGTCCTATAAACTAGACATAAATAAAATTAGATATAGAATGGCAAAAGCAGCTAGCGTGGCCAGTGAATATAAACAAAACACTGGTGATGATAAATATTTTATGCTGCCAGATGATGGAGAAGGTTTCTATCAAGTAGAATTTAGACACGATGGCCAAATAAAAACAAAACACATCAGAGCCAGCGCTGATATGCAACAACTAGATACCCCTTTTAGACCTAGCGATGTGGGTACATGTAATTCATTTCAAAATATTGCTAGATATTGCTTCGTAAAAGCTGGTAAAAGACTTTCAAATGATAAGTTTAGCGTTGGGGCAAGCCCAGCTGAAGATGCTGCTAATAAAGCACTAATAATCTTTAAAGATGAAATCCTAGACTTTTATGGTGATGCTGGTTATGGTGATGAAAAATCAGCCCAAATATCAAAAGAAAAAATGACCGATAAACAAGCACAACATAAACTTAAAAAAGACCTAGAAACAAAATTGGGCAGAAGACTTAGAGATGATGAATGGTTCAAATACTTGGAAACTGGAGAAGAACCACAACAAAAACAAACCCTATCAATAGACCCAGAAAAAGCTGCCGAATTTGAAAAAAGACAACAAGCTGCAATGGATAGAAGAGCAGCCACACTTGCAAGACAAAAAAAGGGATGATTTACACCCCTTTATTTTATCAGAAGTTAAGATATTTATCAATAAAACATATATTATGAGAAAAATTGAAAGAAAATTAAACATGCAAAAAGCTAACCTATTAGCCGAAAAACTATACTTAAACTCAAAAACACAAATAAATGAAGAAGTTAAAGAAATGCTTACATTCAATAGCCTCCCAGATTGTGTTAAATCAAACTTTGAGAAAAATATCACCACAAGCGTAGCCTTTATTAAAAAAGATGGTACAGTTAGACATATAGCCTTTAGAAGAAATCTTATGTCATATAAGAAATCTGAAACTAAAAAAACTGACAAACAAATAAACTACCTTCAAAATAATAACCTAATGAACGTATATGATACCAACGCATTTATCAAAAACAAAAAAGAAAACATGGCAGCTGGATTAGACCCAGAAAAAGCCGCTGAAGAAGCTGCCAAAAAAAGCTTCAGAAACATTAAATTGGAAAATGTTATGGGGTTCCTATGTGGTGGAAAATTCTACGATATGAGAGATAAAAATAATATAATAGAAAGATTCGGGGAAGAAATAGCTTCTCAATTAACCAAATCAATGGTTGCTAAAATGCAAGCCGATGAAACATCAATCAACGAAGAACTAGATATAAAGTAAACACCTAATATTAACAATAAACAAAAAAGCCTAGAATTATCTAGGCTTTTTTTTATTTTTTTCCATTCTTTATAATTAATTCACCCAATACCTCAAGACGACCTACCTCCCTTTGAAATTCAATCTCACCCATATCAAGACTTATCTTCTTATACGTCTCCATATACTCCTTCTTAGCCGCATCCAAATCAAACTTCCCCTCACTAGCTTTCTTGTAATAAGGCAACTTAACCTTGAAATGATGCCAAGTTAATAAAGAATATCCGCCCTTCTCCTTCGCAGAATTAGCAATCTTGCTGGCACCAGTTTCCCTTATACCAGCAAACTCCTCGAACTTATCACCAATAGCTTCTCTTAGTATTCTTTTAATGTAATATTTCATATGTGATAAATATCAAAAATTTAACTAAAAAAAAATTTGGAAAAAATTTTTTTTAAAAACCCCTCTTAAAAAATTTAATCGTAAAAATTCCCAGAAAAAAATTT